AACCTACTGTTCCACCCAGTGGGGAAGTTCCAGCGTTGCGCGCCGAAAGTGAACATGTCCCGCACCTCGGTGCGCGCCAGTCCTATCGCCTCATTGAACTTACGTCCGTGGTATTGCGAACCCGGCACGGAGGAGTAGGGCTTGCCGGGTTGCAAATACAATTGGGCCAATACCCCTGACGACAGCCCGGAGAGATACTTGTCCATGATCCAATCGGGTGGGGTGACGAAACCATCCGGGTCGGTCGGGTCGCAGGTGTTCAACGCTAGCGTGGCGATCCACGTCTCGTTGACATACGGATTATCGAAAATTCTCAGGATCGGACACTTGCCGGTGTTCAAAAGAGCCCCCGCGCGCCGCGTCCGAAAGATCGGATTCTGAGCCTCTGTATATGGCTGGTTCTCATTCTGCGTCACCGAGAGGTACTGGGGAGGACAGGTCGGAACGTAGTTAGGAGGCCAAGGCCCATTAGGCGGCGGGGGCGAGCGCGGGCGATCCAACGCCATCAGCCGGTTAACCACGACATTCTGGCCAGTGGTTAGCTGATAGTCGTTGGTCTGCGGAACGATAAAAATGGGAAGTTCAAACAGCCATATGTTGGTCCTCTGGAAGAACTCCTTCAGCGTATTGAAAATTTCCATGCGAATGACGCCATCGAGCGCACCCGGCGCTTTCATCCGCACCATGTCGTTCAAGCGCGCCATGTTGGTGGTGGTCATCGCGCCCTCATGCCGCGTTCAACTGGAGTAGATGCTGCTGGAGCTTGGCCATAAAGCCCTGCGCCCGCGCATCCTGCGTGTCGGCCACATCGTACATTTGCAGCCAGCCGGGGATGAACCAGTTCAACGTCTGGTAGTATTTGACCGGCACTGGGACAGGCGTGCCTTCAGTGGTGGCGTAACTGCCATCCGGGTTAACCACGATATCGTCGGTCGTGTATGGCCCCGGCACGCCGTCGCCAAGGTCGCCCTTGGTCAGCGGATGTTGATACTTCAGATCGAGGAACATGTCGGGGCGCACCCGCCCCATCTCAGCCAGCGCAATGTTGAGTGCCCCCACCACATCTGCGTCAGGGTAGCGATAAGGCACAACCAAGTCTTGCAGCGTGAGCCGTGCTTGGGCCACATAGCTTGTGGCGGTATAGTAGAACTGCGCCACAGGTTACTCCCTTGGGTAATCAGCCCCGACGCACGGAAGGCCGTGTGCGCCGGGGCCTAGCAGGTACTGGGTGCAGCACTACGGGAGCGCTACGGACCCGCCTGCGTCACGATGGCCTGACAGATCGCCTTGTTATCGAGAACCTGTCTGCCATACACTTGAAGCCCACGCAGGATTTGCCCGAACGTGCGCTCCGAACGGATCGTCTCGACATTAGTCATTTGGCTGGCAAAAGTCAGCCCGTGCGCGTGACCGCCGTAGATCACCCACTCGCCCGCCGCCAATCCGGCGGCAACGCCGAACGGCAGCAAGTTAGAGGCGTAGATCGTAAAGCGATCAATCTGGCCAAACTTGCCGTTACGCAGGATCGAAACCTGATCACCCGAGACAAACACCTCGCGCAATTCCGAACGCTTGAGTTGGAACGTCGCCCACGTCGGCATGACGATCCAGCGCCCCGTCTCAGGGATGTTGAGTTCGTCCAGCGCCTGCCCAATCCTCAAGAGCACATCGATGATCTCGACCTGCCCAGTGGCCGGGTTGCGGCCTACAGTAGCGACGGGAGTGCCGGTGATGCCGAGGTTGATGTTGCCCGAGATCGCCCCAGCCGCCACGCCCCGGTTAGCGGGGTTAGCTTGGTTCATCAAGAACAACAGCACATCGGTATCAACCGTGATCTTCATCTGCTCAGACGCGTCGTCCGCCCAGATAGAGAGGTTGTTGATGTCCGACTGCTTCTCGATCACGTCGTCAAGGATCGCGGCGAAATACTTGCCTTGATCGATGGTCAACTCCACCGCGTTGCCAGCAGGGCGTTGAAGGGCCAAGTCGCCGTTGACCAAATAGTTATTGATCACCAGCGTCGGCTTGGTGCGGATTTTAACCCGGTCACCGTAGCTTTTGATTTCGCCTTCGTAGTCGGTGTTGCTGATCGCCGCCAGAACCGTGGCAGCATAGAACTTTTCGATCAGCTTACCCGACCAGATTTCGGGGATAAAACCAGCAGCTACATAGTCAGTCGATGTACTACCCGGAGGGTAGATTGGGGGTGTCGTGCCGGAACCGGCAAGTCCGAGAGCCATTTGTCATCTCCGTTAGGCTCGATTAATCCTAACGACGGATGATGCGCCCCTCATTTCCCGCTGCAAACAAAGCGGCTTCGATTGCCGCCGCCTCTGCTTCTCGCCCGGCATACCTGCCAGCCGTCCTATCGCGGTAGAATTGGGTCACGTCCGTCGCGTTGAAGATCGGCTTCTCGGGGGGGACATTCGTTTGCCCCGTCTTGGCTCGGCCCGGTGCTGCAAACTGCATGAGGTCAACCTGCGGGGTGGTAGGGTTACCCATGTGAGTAACCGCCCCGTTGCCCGGTTGCTGACCTGCGCCATTCGCAGGTTGTCGTACCGCCACATCAGAAAGGAAGCCTCTGAAAATGTCCACAACCTGACCCGTCAGGTTTGAGTTGTGGGCAGCATTCAAAAAGCTACGTCTCGTCTGGCGCGAAATCGGATCGATCTGATCCAGCCACGCACCAAACTGTGGGCTGTTGTTTATCGCATCCCAGTTCGGCACCTCCTTTGCTAGGTCTTCGTACATCTTCACGCGAGCGTCATAGACGACGGTGTTCTGCACCCCGCCGACTTGACGCTTCACCTGTTGAAGCTCATTGGCGACTTGCGCCAGCAAAGGTTCATAAACCTCTGCCGCGCGCCGCCCTACCACATCCATCAGTTCTTGACCAAACTCGTCAATCTCTTTTTGCGTCACACGCCTGCCGGGCGGTGGGGGTTGGACGTTAAACCTTACCCCCGATCCTTCGTTATTCGCTGCCGGGACCACCTGCGCCATCAGCCGCTGCATATCAACGATCTGCTGGTTCAGCCTTCGTTTCTCCTCGGCTTCTCTATCGTACCGCCCCTTCAGCGACCGGAACTGATGCTCCCAATCCTCTGGGGTTTGGGGAGTTGGCGGGGTCGGAGCGGGGGGAGCCGTAGTCTGCGACTGCACCGTGGTCAAGCGTGGATCGCCCGGCTCGGGTGGACGTGGGTTGTGCGGGTCGAAATTCTCCACAATCACGCCACTCGGCGGACTATTCGGCACGGGAGGACGGGCGGTTGCGCCAATCGGTTGGTCCGTACCAGCGGCAGCGTTGGCGGCTTTCGCTTCCTTAGCCTGCTGCACCAGCGCGTTGGCGCGCTCGGAGGCGGCGCGCACCCCATCGGGAACTTTCACACTCTGGTCGGGCGCTCCCCGCTTGGTTGCGCCACCAACTGCCTCATGCCCTTGGATCGTGTCAGCCATTTTGTTTCTTCAGCTTGCTCGCTAAATTCTCGATATGGATAAAATCGTCCCGCAAATCTCTCATTCTACGATTCATGCCCACCATCACTTGGGCCTCACCCGCAGACGCAGACAGCGCCCGCTCGTACTCGTACGCCGTAAACTCTTTGAACGTCTCCACAAACGTCGCCCACTTCGACGCATCGGCTCTACTCAGTTCAAACGTCGCCCTCAGATACGCTTCACGGACATCGCTGCTCACAACATACCCCGGATCAAAACACTCGATTAGGCTTTGAGGTATTGAGGAGCGGCGGGCCATGTTCAATGATCTGATCCATAAGATCGGGCTTCTCTTTCTTCTCGCCCGGTAGCTCCTTGCAATAGCAGTTGGTCATGATCCGCTCGGGGCCAAGCCCAACCACCTCTTTGGAGGGGATGCTCCACAGCCCGGCTAGCTGCTCGCGCTTACCGCCCGCGCCATAGTCGTGAACGCCGATATCAGTGTCGCCGCACTCTTTAGCGTCCTTGCGCTGCTCGGATTTCTTGTCCATCAGCCTGTCAATCCTTTCACCGCCCACATAATCGCCTCCTCCACCTTCGTCTTGGCAAGTGAGGCTTCGCGCCCTTCTGGCACGCAAAGATCGATCTGGCGAATCAGCATAAGCCCGGTATCCTTGAGCGCGCCCATCGCGATCTTCTCGGGCTCGGTCAGCACCCGATATTCGTGCCGCATGACGTTGTTCACCGTACGCTCATCGCTCTCAGCCAACACGTGCCGTGGCTTGGCGTCAGCCATTCACTTCCTCCCAATCAGTCGCCAGCAAGTCAGTCTGGCTGCACAGCCACGGAACGAGGTCACCCTGCGCGGTTGACATGTAAACGTAGGGCAACGTCATCTTGGAATTGTCATCGGGCTTTTGCAATTCGAGCCACATGCCCTTGCCGTTCCAGCCCTCGCGCCGCACCCGGTCGCCGTTCTGCAATTGCTTGACCGCCCAACCGATAGTTTGCATTATAACTCCTCAATGATCGCATTCAACGCTTCCGCAATCTCGCGCGTCAGCGGCACAAAACGATGGTAGTCCATATTGTCGCCGGGCATCGCCAGCAACGGAACATCCAAACCCTGCGTCATGATGATCGTGTTGATATACTCAACACAGGGACGCAAGAAATACAAGGGCATTCGTTCGTCAATGTTCGACTGCGCCGGGACCAGCACCTTAGAGCTTTCCAGCCCAAAGCAATACTCCAGCACCTCGTTGGTCCGGTCGCATATTTTGGCGACGATCTCCCGGCGCTCGCTCAGACCGCAGTCCGCGTGAACCACCGCCAGCGGCGGCTTGGGAAAATTTCTAAGCACCACGTTCATGCGACTGCAATCGCGTTGCTAGTCGAAGGCGCGGAGGAACCGCCTGAGTTAGTCGCGGTCACCCGGCAGGCGACGTTGGTGCCGCTGTCTGCGGCGACCAGAGTGTATGTCGTCGCCGTCGCCCCGGCAATCACCACCCCGCTACGCAACCACGCACGGGTATAAGAGGTTGGCACATCCGTCCACGTCCCGTTGGTGGCTGACAGCACATTGCCAACCACACCCGTACCCGAAACGACCGGCGCAGTGATCACCGTGGGCGGATTGACAATGTTCGCCTGCTCGATCAGCGCGTTCAACGCCGGAACGAACCCGGTATAGTCCAGATCGGGCAGGGCGGGAAGCGACTTGGCGACCCGCGCCACATTGATCCAGTGCAAGTAAGTGCGCTGGCTATTGGCCCCGTTCACATCCGGCATCTGAGCGCTAGTCAACCCCAGCGCCGCGCCGACTGCACGCAGGGCGACCAGCCGCGACCCAAAGTCTACGTCAGCAAGTTCATCAATCGCGGCCATGTCAAGCCTCTTCTACCCTAAAAGTTTTCGCCCCTGAACAGTACGGGAACGGACGGGAACGAATCAGGAACTTACACGTCACACACGGATTGAGTTAAAAGTCAACCCTCTTGGGTAGCTTTTCCACTGATATTTGGCACCTTCTTGCCAGCGTGGCCTTTGCCGAACATCTCGTTGGAGCCGCCGCCTTCGGCCATTCGCACGCCTTCGGTATAGGCTTCCTTCTCCGGGCCAATCCGATCCGCCACTTCGCCCGAAGCGCCGCCGTTACTGGCTTTGCCCGAGACGCCCGACAGCGCCTCGTGCGCAGTGCCTTTCTCAAACATCTTGCCGGTGCCGCCCTTAGCAAAGAACTCGGGCTTCTCCGACCGGCTCATTTCTTTACCCATCTCATCCTCCGTAAAAAGCTCCAACTGCTTACCCACGCGAGTAAGCCTATTTCCTACCCTTATGCGACGGCGACCGATAACGCGGCTTGCTGTCGCTTCTCACACTGCCACCCTTGGCATAACCGGGGGTAGCGTTTTGGAAAGCAGGATTGATCGGCATCACCGGTCCAGCGTCGGCGGGCGGTGATGGTCTCATCAATGCTGTGCTCGTCGGATCAGGCGGCGGTGATGGCCTTATCGCCGCCGTAGCAGTCGGCCCCGCATCAGGCAGCGAACGAATGGGTATACCCATCGCAGTCTGATCAGTCAGTCCACCCCGCGATATCGGCGCTTGCCTTAGCGCTTGCGTTGGTGCTTCCGTTGGCGCTTGCGCTGGCGGGGGCATGAGTGCTGGCGCTGGACGACGAACCACCGGAGCCGGGGCTGGCGCTGAACGACGAGCCACCGGAGCCGGGGCTGGACGACGAGGAGCCGGGGCTGGCGAGGGAGCAGGCGCGGGTGCTGGCGGCGGTCCCGCAGACCGTATCCCAGACATCGTTCCGCCAGTATTTCTCTCGGCCATCACACGCCTCTATTCAAATTTGCCTTGGCCCTTGTGGCGTGCTTTCGTCTCCGCGCCGCCGATACCGACCGCACCGCCCTTCTCAAACTTTTTCGCCGGGCCACCCTTCTGAAACCCACCAGAACCGCCCATACCGCCGCCACCGCCGCCCGGAGGGCCTAAACCTCCAGCGCTGCCACCCGGCATGGGAGGGGGCGCACCCGCGCCCATCGGCGGCTTGGGGGGCATCGGACGCGGCGGCGGGGCTGCGCCAATGCCAGCGGGGGGACCACCGGAGGGCTTACCCGCCATCAGTGTCGGCGGTGCTCCCGGCTTCCTTCCGCCGCCGCCCATTTTCGCTGCGCCCGGTCCCTTCATGCCCCTGACTCGCGGCATTTGGTATCTCCATAAGCGGACTTGGTTGGTCTAAGCCCCACAACATTATCCGCCGAATGTTGCACGGAGTTCTCGATGTAGGCTGCGGCTGCTCGGAGGAGGGCTGGATCATCTTGGAACTGCCCAAGTCCAGTGTTGCATTTGAAGCAGAGTATTCCACGAACTTCACCACTCGTATGGTTATGGTCTATACAAAACTTGTCAGAACCTAGTTCACATTGGCATAGCGCGCACTTACCATCTTGTTGTTTTACCAACATAGCTAACTCATCGAAAGTCAATTTATACTTATGCTTTAGATAAGTTGCTCGCCAATGCTCGCTCAAATTTCCTTTTCTAGCAGCATAAAGCAAGAGAACCTTATGCTGGCATTCCTGACAATCAGGACGCAATCCATCCTTTGACGCTGCCTTAGCATTGAACCGCCATTCTGGTCTCGTCTGCCCGCACTTAGAACACGTCTTCATGCGACATTCACCCAATTACGGCAAACACCGCATACCTTGCGCCGTTTGAGGTAGTCATTCTCAGTGTGGTGAAACGCCTCAATCGGTTTGATCAGATGACACTTACGACACTCGCGCCCGCGCCCGCTTGCCGACTGCACGATGGCGAACAGGTAGCGTTGACGAAGCGCAATATCGACCGGATATCCATCGACAAATCTCACAGGTGTATTCACTGTGGACCTCCCGCTATGGGCGCACCGCCGCCCGCATTGGTATTGACCAAATTCATCCTCGGGCCTTGATCACGCGTCTGCCCTTGCGGCTGACCGGGCGGCGGTTGAGGGGGTCCACCACCGCCCGGCGCACTGCCCGATGGAGGCCCTGCTTGCGGTGTGCCGGGCCCTTGTCCGGGCGGTCCATTTGGCCCCATCGCATGCCCAACCATCCCCTGTTGAGCGGCCATCATCTGAGCTTGTTTCTCCTTCGCATCCATCTCTTCGTCGGACGGAACGATGTTCTCACCGGGTAACCCAATTTCTGTGGCGACATTGCGCAGCACCTGCGCCCGTCCCTTCGGCCCAATAATCTGCATGTCGATGGGGTTGCCAGTGAGTTGCAGGAACTCAAGTTGACGAGCGCGCTGGGTTTCGCGTTGCTGCGCCACCTGCACGCCAAGCACCCGTACTTTCTCCTCGCCGGTCAGTATCCCTGTCTCATCGGTCAGCATCACCATGTCGTACAGGCTCATCAGCACCGGCTCGATCACGTCCCGGTCGATGTTAGACGCCACAGTCTGGAGTATCTTACTGCTATTCTGCATCAACATGCTCAGCCCTGATGCAGTACGTCCCAGCCCGCCCGCAGGCGGGTTGCCGGTCATGAATTTCGGGATCGCCGAGTGTTCGTCAGCCAGACCAGAGAACGCCATATAGACCTGAAGAAGCTCCTGAGAATTGCTAGCAGGCGAGAAGAACTCGACGGCTTTCTCGGTGTTGTTGCCGAACGGATCAGATTTGACATGCCAGCGCTTCCACGGGTACATCTGCTCGCCGTCTTCGCCATCCGAGAGACGGTCGTCGTTGATCACGGCTTGCGGGCCGGAACTAATACTCAGATTGTTGACCAACGACCGCAAGGTCGCGTTCATCACGCTCGAAATATCCGCCAGCAAATCCGGCAGGCCATTGCCGCAAGGATTGCCCGGAACCTTCTCGAAACTGGTAGCGTAGTATTGGTGCCGCTTGCGCGGCGAAGGGGCAAGCTGCACTTTGATGATATGCCGTCCAATAAGCCAAGCATTAATAAAATAATCGCGGAGAGGATCAGGTATAAGGCTAGCGTCCATGCCAAGATCGAGAAGATATCTTCCCTGAGCATTACCCTGAAACTCCAAGCAAGCGATCAACCCGGATTGGTTAAACCTTGGGTCTTCACGGCTTTCCAGTATGGCGCGCTCGGCGTCGGTCTGGTCCCAGTTGTCAACCAGCCCGCCTCTGCCGTACTCGTCCAGCACTGCCCGCACTTCATCGGTGATGAACCCCGGTAGATCGAGAAGATCGTTAATTTCGGCTCTCGTGAGCCGCGAGCGCTGAACAACGTTGGCATCGGCTATATCCGCTACGCCGGGGGTCCAATAAATATCGAAAGGGGATACCCGCTCCCAGCACAGCATCGGCACGTCTTGAACGACAGGCTTGGCGATCTGGGGCTGCTTGGGGGGAGTTTGAGGAGGCGTGCCGGGAAGGTTACTCCCTTGAGTAAGCGGGGAGGGTGTAAGTGAGTTACCCTGCGGCCCCTGCATGTTGGGTGGAGATTGGGGAGGCGGGGGAATTTGAGGAGTCCCTGACCACGGCGCTACGTCTTTCGTCCACTTGACCTGCGTCTTGATGCGGACGGTAGGGCCTTTGATCACCGCATAGGGGAACAACGGCAGGTCCACCAAAAACTCAGCCAGCGCGGTATAGAACCCGCCTTGGGCGAGTTTTTCCTCCAACTTGTCTTCGGCCACTTTTGCTTGGTCAGAGGCGTGACGCTTGGCGAGATCGCGCGCGTCCTCCATCATGTCTTCGTAGCGCTGTCTTATCGCGGAGGGATCGGGTAGAGGTGGAGGCGGGGGAGGGGGAGGAAGACCCGCACCTTGACCGGGAGGTGGAGGTATGCCCGGAGGTACAGCACCCGTATGCATGCCTTGAGATGGGCCGCTCTGGTGCGAGGGTATACTAGCGTCAACGAAACTAGGATGTTGACCTGTAGCGGCTCCGTATGCATGGGCTGCTGCCGTGCCTATCGCGTGCGCTTGCTGGGCTTGCGCCGCTTGAAAATGCGCCTGCACCGCCTGCGTCACTTCACCCGAAATATGCTCGCCTATCGCTTGCACGATCTCGTCGGGAACGTCCGGGTCAGGGGAAGGCTCTATACCCCACGGGCGGTCGGTGCCTAGATACACATCGCGTAAGAGGGAACTGGTCCCCCTGCACTTCATCGCAATAGTACGCGCGTAAACGTTCGACCCGCCGAAACGTTTGATCTCTTCGATGATGTTCGGTTCATACACGCCATCAAACGCACGAAGCGCAGCGAGCAGCCTATCGCTCCAACCGCGTCCCACCGTATCACGGTGTCGGCGCATCAAGGTATATTGATCGGTTACGAATCCCGCCAGCCCTTGGGGCGGCGCATCTGGAGGAGCCGCGTACGCCTGTGCGCGTGCCGCGTCCATGACTTGCTGCTGTTGCGCTGTGCCGTCCCGCCCTACGACGCGCAACGCCGGTGCGCCCGGCAGCGCCGCCATTGTATCTGTCCCTTATCGCGCGTTGCGCAAGCTGACGCGCCTGCGCAAAGTCACTTGCCACGTGAACATAGGAGGTATACCATGCCGTCATATCACTGTCAAGAGGGTGGTTAAAAAATGTCTTCTATGACCGTTCACGACGAACAACGGTTGCGCGAGCTAGCGACCGGCATTGCCAAGGGGGTCGAGGACGACGACGAACTGCTCAAGCGACTAGGGTTTACACGCGAGGACTACGACGAACTGGCGGAAACGCGTACGTTCAAACTGATCCTCAACCAAGCCACTTCCGAGTGGGAAGGGGCGAGCAACACCCACAAGCGCATCCGTCTCAAAGCAGCGGTCAATGTCGAGCAGGCGCTGCCGCACTTTTATCAAGCGATGGTCGATCCGAAGGAGCCGCTAAGCTCCAAAGTCAAAGCGCTAGAGATCGTCGCCCGGATCGGCAACCTCGGCAACCCGGATGTCTTACCACCGGGCGGGGGCCAGTTCTTCAAGCTGGAGATCAACCTCGGCGCTGGCAGACGAGAGACAGTGCTGATCGAGCAGACGGCGCAAGAGAGTTACCCACGTGAGTTACCTCAAGACGACGATCCACGCCCGCGCATCAGCGCGGTGTGGGCAGGCATGGAAAAGGAAGACCTATGATGCCCAAGCTCAAAGCCATCCCCCGCGCGTTGGAGCCTAACCAGAAAATAATCAACCTGCTACGCGAGTGCTTGCGCGATGCGAAGGAGGGCAAAATCCACGCCATCGGCATCGCGGTGGCGACGCCCAGCGACAACCCTGACTCGGATGGGGCGCGAGCGACCGAGAGCATCCTGTCGTATACGCCGGGGTGGGCGCACAGCCTTGCGTGTGCGGTCAACGGGCTGGCGTTTCGCCTGAACTACGAGCGCTACGCGCACGGGTCAGCGCTGCCAATGACGGAAATGAAGCCCGACGATGAGTAGGGAAGAAGTCGAACACCGGATGACGATCTACTCAGAAGCTGACGATCCCCGGCTTGAGCCGGGGTACGTCGCGCCTGTGCACGTTAAGTCCACGCCAAAGAAGAAATCGGTCGCCGCGTCGGGCGGCGCGGGCGCAACCGATCCACCACCCGCCCCAGCACCCACGCATAAGCCCCCTGATTGCCAGTGACCAGACAGGCGTACTGAAGACAGTCCGCCACATCGCTCCACGGGTGAAGCTTCTCCGGTACGGTTTTTTGGAACGTCCCGCCAGAAGCGTCGGGAGTAACGGCGAACTTGTACTGGCCGTTGAGCGCGGCAACCAGCGTAGGACACCTTGTGCCGTCGATCAGGATGGCGGGACCGCCCTGCACGTTGCGCCCGAAGAAGCTCTCCACCCCTCTTAGCCTTGGATCAAGATCATTAGTCGGCGCTGGCTCGGCGTTCAACCCGCAGCCTTTCAACAAATCGAAGCTATTCATCTCGAATAAACTATCCCGCGACATGCCGGTCGGGTCGCCGACCAGCACGAACGGCCTCCCGGCGTAGCGTTGCGAGGTGAGCACCGGGATCAGGTTTTGTCGGCAGTGCAACTGAAGCCCTATGTTCTCCCCCGTAGGCCCGCGCCCCGGCACCTCCTCTAGGACCAAGAGACGGCCACTATGATCCAGTTGTGTTATCAACGACCACGGAGACCTCCCGAAATCCTGCCCCACCACAAGCATGCGGCTATACACAGGGTCCAGAGGAACGGGGCTGACGTGGTAGTCGTACTTAAAGCTCTCGGCAAAGACGGCAGCGCCAGAAGGATCGCGACCGAACTGCGACCACACATAACGGCGAATGTAGTCAGGGGAACCCACGCTAAGTAGACGATTGTAGTAGCCGCGACCCTGCGCAATACGCGCAGGGTCATCCTCGGCCAAGAGCATCGTCTCGGCAGTCTGGTTGAGGTGCGCAAGATTCTCTGCTTCATCGGTATGACCCCCCGGTTGGTGGAACACCTGCCACTCGGGCGGCGGCTTGTCCATGAAGTTCGCCCACGGGGTATGAATAATAGGCGCGTTGGTGTCGGCCCAGATGCCGCTCCACGTGCAGGCCCCGAACTCATTGTTGGGGTAGCGCCCGACGCGGCCCGCGATATCGCTCAAGATATCTACATCGGTTTCAATACACTCATTTATGAATGCGCCTGTTAGCTGTAAGCTGAGCAAACGCTTAATGTCATCCGGTTCATCGAGCGGGATAAAAGGCCATTCACTCTCTACGTCGCCGTAACGAAGGTAGAGCGTAGACTCGGATACCTTCCAATCGGCGATTGGACCGAACCACTGTCTTATATCTTTAAGAATCGTGCCCTTAAGGTCTTTTAAGCTCTGACGGATGATAGCGAACCGGGTATGGCGTAACCCATCTTCACCGGGAGCCTGCTGCGCCATCCTCCTAGCGGTTTCTACGATACAGGCTGTACTCTTGCCAGACCCGACCGGCCCCCAAATCAGCCGCCCAAAACAGTCACTTTGGAGGAATTGCGATATCGTCGGGGGTGCGTTGTAAACCCACTCCAGCTTCTGCTGCCCGGTCCTCATTGTGCCACTCTAGGTAGTCCGCCGCATTCCGCAAGCGCTCTGCGTCATGCTGGAACCTACCTATACCATTATTGCAGGAATTGCACAAGAGGCCACGCACTTTCCCATATTTACGATTGCGCGTGTCATGCGGATGCTTAACGTGGTCAATATGACAATTGCGGTAGCCGTCCGAGAGGTCGAACGCCTCTTTGCAAATCGCACAGCAGTTACCCTGCTGAGTAAGCAGCGCATGAAATCCGGCAGGGGAGAGGGAATATTTATCAAGCGTAAGACGGCGAATGAAATCTTCTCGCGTCTCCCCCGTACGCCGTATGGGCGCTTGATATGTCGTCTTGCGTCTAGCTAGTATCTCTTGCCGGTTCTTCGTCCGGTATTCTCTTTGCTTAATCGCATCACAGTCGTGGCAGATGCGGACGTACCCGGACTTCACATTGCGATTAGGAGTGAAGCCAGTTAGAGGCTTATCCTTGCAGCAATGGGGGCAGTAGCGCGTGGTTGTGGTCATAGCCCCCCTCACGAGAACCCCCGCCCCAAGGGACAGACATCTTGGGAACGGGGGCATACTCGCGCGCTTCTGTGGTCTTTGGCCTTCACCTCTTTCGAGTACGATCTCCGGTATACCGTGATCGTCGTACGTCAGCCGTTATTGCACCACAGGCGAACCGTCACACCGTGGCAGAAGCTTGGGTCCGCTGTGGATAATTATATATGGGAGGAAATGTTCCTGTCAAGCAGGAATTTATTTGGGAGGGACTTACCCACGAGAGTTATTGTACTTGCGGATACTTGGTGAATACTTGTCAATGGGTAGTTTTACGGAGAAATCGAAATCACGGGGGGAGGATGTGGGTTAGTGTTCTGGGGACCAAATATATTACGCGTTCACCTAAAAGCGCCCACCCCGGTGCCACCCCCCGGTCCAGATGGGGGGCCACCCCCCTCCCCCTTACCCCCGAGAGTAAGCTGTCGGCTAGCTACCCAACATCGAGAGCGCTAGTGGATAGACCCAGTCAGGTATTGGGGTCGCGGACAATGGTCATGCCACATGTGTGGTGTGCGATGTCCTCCGCGCCCTCTAACGCCCGAGGAATGGTCGGGTAGGATGTATCGCCGTGGGTCCGACCACGCGGGCATCTGAAGAATGACATGCTGGGCCGGGCTAAACCATAATGCCCGGACCTTAGCATGTCAAAGCTTACTCTCTTGAGTGATCTTGAGAGTGAGCTTTGACGTGCTAAGGAGAAAAAGCTATGAACTACTACAAGCAACAGCAGCGCGCTTTTACGATTGCCCGTAACTACGAGCGGTCGTTGGGTCGCGCTGAAGGTGCGCCCTTGATGCTTCGCACAATGGCCGCGCCGACAAAAGATCGGATCGTCGGAATTGTCCAGACGATTGACGTGAACGCGCCAAAGCGCAAGCTCGTGAAGTCGGGTGCGCGCATGGTGCGGCGCGTGAGCTTCAAGTGAACCGCGAACAAGAAGAGTTGGAGCGCTACGATGCGCTCCAACGGTGGTTGGATGCGCTTACTCACGTGAGTAATGCGCTTACTCACGTGAGTAATGCACTTACTCACGTGAGTAAGTGAATTTGCGCGCTTTGAACACCGGCATAGGGGTTACTCAAGTGAGTAACCCTTATTCCAGTATTCAATAAGTGGCGTTTTTGAATTAGGCAGGGGGAAAAAACCCTGCTTTATCAAGATCTTGAACACATATGAATGTGTAATTCAATATTCAATATAATATATAAGCGCCTGTAGAGCTTTTTTGAAAATAAAAGTTTGTTTCAATGGGCCTTCTCACTCACGAGAGTTACCCCCTATGGTTACACTTTGCGTTTTGCATATTGAATAAGGCCGTTTTGAATTAGTTTCATCAATGATATCAATGACTTACAATTCAAAGTTAAGACTAAGCTTCAATGGAATTAAGTTAAGTGAACGATAGCAAACACTTAGCTAATTCCATTAAACTTTAGCCTTAGCAAACTAGGCTAAATGAGGTGACGTACCTCATAATTCCTTTTAGATGAAGAAAGGTGAATGATATCAATGCTCAACATCTCATATCGCAAGGTTGGCGGCTTACGTTTCCTCAAGGTGGGCAGGTTCACCTTCATGTTCTGTGTCAGCCGCGCCTACCGTCCACTCTCACCTGCCGGATCACGGCGGCAATCGAAGCGCACACAAGCCGCGCAACCACAACTCTTACTCACTTACGAACCCTGACGCGGGTTCACTTACTCACTTGAGTAATTCACTCACCGGCGGGGAGATATATATCTCCCGCACGGCGCGTACAATAGGAGAACAATACGCAATGTCATCATCCCACCAGCAAGTGCGTTACGAGATCGATGCCGGTTCAATCTGGGTACGAGTGAGCAGCCGTGCGTCAGCGGCTCGCTACTGGAAAGTGCGCACCAATGGCGCAACCAAACTGTGGAAGCGCGATGCGTGGCGCTACCGCATTCCGGTTAAGGCTGGACTGAAAGTGTACAGCGAGATCACCAACGAGACCGTGATCGGCCATTGCGATGGCAACGAGCTATTCATCTGCTCGTTCAGCGATCCGAACACAATCAAGAGGCGCGCATGAGACTGCACGACAGACGACTCACCGCCAACGAAGTGTACGTGTTTGGCCTCACTGCCGGATACGACCTGCGTACAAGCTGGACCTATGGTTGGCGGCGCTGGCCTGCGTTGAGCGACCGCTTGCAGAAAGCGTTTCGCGATGGTTGGCTTGATGGCCGCGACAATGGGTTGCGAGACAAAAGGGCCGCGCGATAAACCTACGCGCTGACACTAGCATTGATCGCAGCTTGAGAACTGCGATCATTAGTAGTGTTATCACTCAGGAGAGTAACCATGCGGTCTTCCCGTGACCGGCGCATTGATCGCGCCTTGTCATCCGTGCTTGATGCGATTGGGCGCGAGCATGACAATGAACTCTATCACTGCCGTGACTGGAAAGAGATCGGTAGGCTTGGCGAGCGGATGGACGTGAAGCGCATCGCTGCGCACGATCACGCTAAAGCATTACGTGAAATGTGGCGGCGTCGTGTGGACAACGCTGAGTAGTAACGCGCAACTATCAACACGCCATACGTGTGTCAACGCCTGTCGCATTTGGCGCTTGACATGCGTGCGCGCATATGCTTTACTCTTCCCACTGCCGGATATTAACAATCTGGTTATGGATCGCTGGTGACGAGCGTTTACAGTCACAGAAAGCACGAGGTCTATCATATGGTGAAGAAAGCATTGGCGACCGGCAACGAGGTTGAGATCGAGGACGAGGTCAATCCCGAAGCCGAAGTGAGCGCCGATATGGGCGAAGTCACTCAAGAGAGTGAGGCGGTCAACCCCGCTCCAACCGAGCAGGAGATCGCGGATCAGGAGGCCGCAGGCGTCAACATCAACGAGGCTGACGAGAAGCGGGCTAAAAACCGTCAGCGCCGCAAGTTGATGAGCAAAATCGGCGAGATTGGCGAGGCGTACGGCGCTGGTAAAACCAGCATGATCGAGTTGGCGCAGGAGGTCACCGAGGCCGCTGTCAACCGCACAGTGGGCGAGAGCGATGCCGAGGAGTTGTACAAGACCTTCAAAGCGCGTGCCGACAAGCGCGCCACCACCGATGCCGGATTGATCCCCGACGACGAGGTGGGCGCTGATCCCGAGTCGCTCACTCAGCAAGTGAGCAAGGTGCGCACGTTCATCAAGTTGGGCAATGGCATGGAGGAGGCGGTCGATATCGTCTCGCGCGCCATTGGCGTCCATCTCACTGCCAAAGCCGCTAATCCCAAGGCGGTGATGAAAGGCAGCACGTACACCGTGCTGGGGTCCATCGTCACCGAGCAGTTGCGCGAGAAGTACGCCGGACAACCGATGACCGACGAGGAGATGCATAAGCATATTGCTCGCGAGGTCACCGAGTCGGGTCCGGTCACGGCGGCCACCAAGGTGCGGCAGGCGCTCGATGCGGCGGTTAGCGCGCAGAAAGGCAACCCCGGTAAGAACTACCGCGCACCGTTGGTGAGTAAGAACCTTGACGACGCTATCGACGCGCTCTACCGGGCGCTGGGTGATGCGTCGCCCGAGGCACAGCAGGCGTTCGACAAGGAGATGGCC